AATGGATGTGTTTCCATTGAGCGCGTGAGCAAGCTTATTACGTTGCTTGTTACTCAAGTGGTGATCTTCTTCCTCATTAAAAAGTAAATTAAGGATAGATGTACTAATGAGCCTATCATGGCTGTGAAGATAATAAACAGGATCTTCAACATCAGGTTCACTAATCCGCGTAAGGACAAGTGTGATTCGTGAGGGGGCATTGGTGCTGGCTACAGCTTGGGGCAATTCGTTTTGTGAAGACGAGACTTCATTGAGGGTTGGTTGACACATTGTGAGTCGGTGCCGTACGGGCCGTCATGACTTCGATGACGGTGAATTATTAATCCTCTTGGTATCTTAACGTTGTCTGCAAAATGGACTGGGTGCTACGTCATCGTGCAGGGTGGTGTTCCCATTAAATGATCCCATTAATTTTGTGAGTTTGGTCGATCCATCCGAGGGTCCGGCACTCATCGGGCGCGAATTCGGCACAGCCATATTTTTATGGCCGGGTTAGGTGGTGATGAATAGGTTAGTGATGTTAACTTAGCGACACGCTCAAGTGGTTAATCATAGTCATTCTATTCAATCAAAATTTCTTGCACCTTGCAATAGTTTAAACGTCGTTCCGGACGTTGCCCAGTTATCGTACTGGTGGACGTTGTATGTACCTATTGATTACCAATGTAATTTTGTAGGCTGTTCACGGTCGATCATCCAATGAAAGAGGCTATTGTCAAAGTCGACTCCTAATTGAGCACATTGGAGTCCTGCTTTGAACATACGTTCTTCGACATTTGCCATCATATACCGTTCATAGATGGTGAACATTGTTAAGTGGACTGGTGTACACTTTTGGTACTTCATGCGCCAATCACCATCAAGAACATGGTGGGCAACGCTGCCTGCTGTGAGCTCCATCAATCTATCCAAATAACATCGGATATATGGAATATGGCCACATGAAGAATAGAGACCAATTGCTGTGCCACGAACTAGACTTTCGCGGGACACATTTTTTGGCGGATTAACATAATAAGCTAATTTTGCGAAAATACGGCCGGGCTTAGGACCAAAGACCCAACCTTCGGCAACCTCATACAAAAGGTTGCTGCAAAATTCGCACTCGTGGAAAAACGACCTGGTTGTGGCTTCAGCATCAAACCCAAATGCTGCCATACTTTCTTTCCACGGGATTATGCATGCCTTTTCATGCACTATTAAACTGTCGTCACCTTGAACTAACATTTTAATACTTCGTTGACACTCTTCCACGGTCTTGTTCGTGGCAACACAATAGATATATGTGTGGATTAGGGCATTCCACATTGTGTTGTACAAGGATGTATAAGGGTCTCCGGATTTTCTCATGCCTTTACGGTTGTAAAAATGACCTTTTGAAGTAACACCTCGCGTGTTTATGTTACCGGACATAAGTTGAAACACAGCACGGGGTGCTCCAAACAAGCCACTTAATCTCACCTCTAAGGTACACATCTCCTCATGAATTGAGGCGTCCCAAGCACTAACGTCATCCTCTAATATTGTCCAGTCGGGTTGACTGGTTATATAATTACCTGAGTCAAGACTGGACACGCCGCTAGTATAACAAATAAAGAAATCGGTACTCCATTTCTTTTTAAATTTCTTTTGTAGCGCCATTATCCATGGACCAACCAGAACAATGAATTCCGGTGGAGCTCCTTGAATCAATCTAGGAGCTTTATTAGTCTCGACATCAAGGGTTCTGTAAAGGTTATTTTCAACCTTAACAAAGGATTTACGTGTGGTCCACTTTCGAACTTGTGCTCGTGTTAAATAGGTGTCTTCATCAATGCCAAGAGAATCTAATTCTTTCTTGGTTTTAATGAGAACACGTTTAACTGAACCCGATGCGTTTGAGTACTTGATGTACGTTTCGAACGACACGCTTTTAACGTATTTAAACGGCATTAAAATGGCTCTGTTACAAAGAACCCACTTTCTAAAAACGTGAAATACTGTTTTGTCAAGTTGGACAGTTGGTGGTGTATTCTTGAGGACCCGGTGCTCTATGGCAATTCGCTCATTGTTCCAGTTGGGGGCATATGCAACAGGACGATAAATTGAGTGTCCAATGCCATAGAAATATTGACTTGCACGGGTTATCAAGGGATCTATTATAGGGATAGACCAAGTGGCAGAAGCAAACCGACGTATGGACGTCGGTGGCGCGAGTGTGCAATTTGTTAAATGATAAACCAGACTAAAAGGTTTCGTTAATCTGGAATTTAGCATCATATGAACAAATATTGCTAGACAAGGGTGGACTAAAGATGCCACGCCTAGCAATAAATGGCCAAATAAAGCTAAAGGGCTATAAGTCAATAACATTTCGAACACACCGAAAATGATTGACACAAATGCACTCGTTAGAATTAGACATGAATTCAAGGGGTATAGTCGATACATGGAATACATCATTACCATGCGAAAACATTCCTCAAACAGACCGTGGAGACAACGAACTTCACGGTACTTATAGATAAAAACAATGAGTAAGAAACACATCATTGTTGTATATAGTGCCGTAGCTGTTACTGTGATGTAAGAAACGCACCCATAAATAGCAAAAGGTGCATAAGTAAACAGTCGATGAATTAGCCCAATATACCCTCGACAATCGAGTTGTATGTAGGAAAAAACTTGGTCTAATGACACTAATTGGAAGTAAGCTGGCTCTTCACAAACTTCATTATAAAATGGCCTACCAAGTAGTATTAATTTCACCTGAAGCATAGCTTGATCAACAAGGGATTCACAAGGCTGAACAATGCGAGGTGCTAATAACCAACACAAAAAGGTTGCTAGGAATAGGCCAAAGATGCACATAATTGGAGATGCAGGTCGAGGAACTACGCGTCGCTTGATTGACTCAGCAACAGTTGTGGTCACCTGATCTCGTCGGTGATAATCATGAAACACGATTATTGGGACATGAACCAAGAGGTCTAGTATTCTGCTGGGCGGTGCAGCTAAGTTAGTAAGAAGCATCTTAGTTTTCTTACGTAACAAAGCAAAATCTGCAGTTGTTTGTTCCAGCCCTTCAAAATAAATTTTTAGTTCATCAATTAAGCCACGTGGAACTGTTATATGGCGCATAAGCTGGCCATTATGATCCAAGATAGGATATAAATAAGTTTCCAAGGTGGCTTCGGCTACAGGATTATCCACACCTGGGCCTAAATTAAACCTGGGTGCATCACGAGCAGGTTCTTCGAAACCGGGGACGCCCAGGTCAGGCGTATACCACGGTATTTCGGGTTGATCAGCGGGTACAACTACATAAAATCTGCAGTAAGCACACTTGGGGATGAGATCGGGGGAGTGAGTGGCAATGTTTTGAATACATCCCGGACAATACACTCCGACGCATTGTTTGCACTTGTGGATCCCAAGATTTGCTGTACAAATATCGCACATTTGTGGGGGGG